ACTACCAGGACGATCCTGATTAATAATCCAGGAAAGTTCAAACCGAGGATTATACACATAGGTGATAATCCGACGCAAGACCGGTGTGCCTATATTCATAGGCGCCTATCCAAGTTACTGAGTTATCTGCCGGAAGATTCTACCGGAGATCAGGATAAAGGTAGGTCCTTCTTACAGAAGGCCACTTTAGATTGGTTTCTCGAGCAGGATAAGCTAGAGAAGAAGGGGATTTATTGCTTCGACTTCTCGAATGCAACAGATACTCTTGACCAAGGGTTTCAGCATGAAGTCCTTGAGTTCATCTTCGATCCTATAATCGCACGATTCTGGGATCAAGTAAGTAAACACGACAAGTATATTCAAGTCGTGGATGGAAGTTATAAGCTGTACCATCAAACTTGTGGTCAGCCACAGGGATTACTGGGAAGCTTTGACGCTTTCGCACTTGCACATCACTTCATATTCCTTATGGATATGAAAATTCTTGGGTTAGAGGATCACTCTGCCAGAGAGTTCTACTCTATACTGGGAGATGACTCGGTATGCTCTTCTATAGAGCCCGAATATGAAACTTTTCCTGAGGATAATACACTCCAGGACGAAGAAGGTATTTCTCGTTCTATAACAGAAATGGTGCATTTTGGAATCTGCAAGTACTATGCAGGATTCAAGATAAACTATGATAAGTCGACTTCGACTCATTGGTGTAGTGGTGAGGCAAAACAGGATTTTGCCAAAGTTACTTATAGAAATGGTAGCTTATTCACTCCCATTCCATTCCGATTGGCGATGAATTATTCGTCATCTATTGATTCCAAACTCGCTGTTGCGATTTGGAGGGGCGATCGAAATGATCCTCTTTGTAGAGAATACATGGATATTGTCCTCGAATCATGTGATCCGATTATAGGAGATATAATCCGGTCGGGCCAAATCCCTTACCTGGCTAAGTTTGCTGATGACACTATTGTGTATAATGCATCTTGGCTAGCGAGACTTAGATATGCTACAGCAGTAGCACATTTAAGCATGGCACTATGCTTCTCGGTCGTATCAGACCTTGAGCGTGATCAGAGCCCGTTCGATGCAATCGAAAGAGCAATGAGAAAGATGTTTTCTCGCAAGGTAAGTGAGAAAATCAATAACGTGGATCCAAATCACAAGATTTTCCGTGTTTTGGAAGATAATGTAGAAGTTATACAACTTTTGCATAATATCTATGAGCAGGAGAGTCTAGATGATAAATATCTAGCTTTGGCTTGTTCCACACTTGGAGAAGAATTTCTTCAAGGTGACATTTTCGACTGTCTCTACACATTAGGGACAACAAGACGGCTCTTACTCCACTCTAGGAGTAATCCAGACAATGACTTAAGTCAGGTATTTCCTGACTTTAATGTATCGATGATTCGAGAAATCTCTAATTTCTCGGAGAAATTGATGACTCGAGGCATCGCAAAGAAGCCACGAGAGAAAGTGAGTGTGCTCAAGAGCGAACTTTCGATCTTGAACGAGCTAGATGAGATCTTGGGC